ATACACGACGAACAAAATCTACATCACGAAGATCACCATACACAAATTCATTTGCTTCCGTCTTAGAGAACTCAGGTCCCTTAAGGTCAACACCTCTAACCCAATATCCATCTTCACGTAATCTTTTTACCATGTGATTTCCAATGAAACCACCTGCTCCTAATACTAATGCTTTTTTCTTTCTTTCAATCATTGTAAAGTACTTTCCTTAAGTTATATTATATATTAAACACATAAAGATCGCAACCCCTCATCAAAAGATATTAATGGTTTAAATCCTAATTTTTTTAACTTATCTACGTTAACAGAATAATTATAAGCTTGTGCAACTTTATTAAATTCAGGATAATCATCGTAATTAAATTTACTCTTGCTACCCAAATACTCTTTCGCCTTTTCCATAATTATTTTAAAAGGTAAAGGATCTCCTGCTGCGATATTATAAATTGAATTCTCTTCACCCTTATCTATAACAAGTTTTAAGGCACGACATATATCATCAACGTGCATATAATCTCTAAGTTGCATACCATCATCATAAAGAGTGATTGGTTTATCTTTCTTTAATAATCCAATAAGAAATTTGAGAACATTTTTCTGTGATGAAACAGTTTTATCATCACCATAAACATTGGCAATTCTTAAAATACGATACTTAACATTAAATGTTTTACAATATGATATCAATAACTTCTCTGCACATCTCTTAGTGATGGAATAAAATCCACCTGGTTCACAAACATCATCCTCCTTTGCATCAATAATATCTGATCCATAAACAAATGCACTACTTACAAAATTAAAAGTTATATCCTTATCCTTACAATATTTCAACACATCCATTAACACAGTTAAATTAGTATCTATATCAATATGTAAATCTTTAAAAACATGACTATTTGTGGTGGTACTGATAAAATAAATTATATCTTTTGATAAAGGTTCTCTTTCCTCACGAGCAATCTTTATAATATCATCAGGGTATAAATCACAAAAAGCACCACCAATAAAACCAGTGCCACCATAAACTGAAAGTTTATTCATATTTAAAACAATCCTCAAATGATTTACCAATTTTATCTTTATCAGATAAAATAGGATCACCATCAAATGGCCATTCAATATCTAAATCTGGATCATTCCACATTAAAGTTTCCATTGACTCTGGGTGATAATAGTCAGTACATTTGTATTCAAATTCAGCATAATCACTTAGTGTATAAAATGAATGTGCAAATCCTATGGGAACCCACAACATGATATTATTCTGAGATAATTCAACTCCATATGATTGACCAAAAGTAGGTGAACTTTTTCTAAGATCTACTATAACATCATAAACTGATCCTTGAGTGCATCTAACTAATTTTCCTTGAGGATGTTCTGTTTGATAATGAAGTCCTCTCAGAACTCCTTTCGATGACCTTGAATGATTATCTTGTACAAAATCATCAACTGCACCAGTTACCTCCCTAAACTTCTTAAGGCTAAATGATTCAATAAAAAATCCTCTCTCATCATCATAACGAGGAGTTGTAATAAGATATGCATCTTTTAGATTAGTTTCCTTTGCTTTCATCATTAATGTATTTGTTTAAAAGTTTGGGAGAATACTGTTCAATAACATCTTCTACCTTTTCCTCTCTTTTAATCTTTTCAAGTTCATAAACTCTGTTTCTGATTTCAGTGGATGAATATTGATGCCTTCTTAAATGAAAGAATAATTCAATCCCATTATCAATACAATATTGTTTACCAGTAAAGTCTCTATCTTTATACTCTTCACTTAGGAATCTAACATGAAACGTTTGCGTTTTAATTAAATTAATCAAATCCAGTTCTGTTTCATAAACAAGTATCTCATCAACGTATTTACAAGCTTGTAATTGAACATACCTTTCATAAACACTTTGTGTTGGTTTATTCTTTACACCTGGTCGATCTATAGTTGGATCTACTTGAAGTGCTACTTTTAAGTAATCACACAATTCTTTTTCCATTTTCAGCATAGTCACATGACCTGCGTGAAATAGATCAAAAGAACTGCATTGAAATCCTATCTTAATGTTGTTGTTCATTTACCCTCCCATAATCATCATCAAATCTTTCTATGTCATCTTCTTCAAGATAAGAACCACTTTGAACTTCTATAATTTTTAATGGTATCTTACCAGGATTTGTCAGTCGATGCTTAACACCAACAGGAATATACGTACTTTGGTTTTCTATAATCAATGATTTTTTACCTTCTATATGAATGAGGGCTGTTCCCTCAACAACAACCCAATGCTCTGCACGATGAGTATGTCTTTGTAGAGACAAACTAGATCCTGCGGAGACTTCGATACATTTAACTTTGTATCTTGTCCCCTCATTAATCACTTCATACCATCCCCAAGGTCTTTTTTCTTTAGTCATCTTTTACATAACATGGAACACCTGCAGGATCTAACCATTTAGTATATTCAAAATCATCCATGGCAGTTTGCATTTGCATATAGTTATCACAAAGATACATGTCCCTGTATCCATTATGGTTATCCCACTTTTGAATGCGATAGTCAGGTTGACCATTGTCTAGGAGTTCTTCCTTTCGAATGTATCTATACGGTTCATTTTGGAGTAAGACTTCAATCATGATAAACTTGTTGTTACTTATATTATAAAGAAAATTGTGCTATATGTCAAGATATTACATACCATTCCAAAAAGTATCTGATGGTGTCTGCATATTTCTTGAGATTACAAACAAACCTATATTACACAGAAACCAATAAACATTAGTCATCCATGCCTGTCTGAAACAATATCTTCTATTAGTCTGTACAATAAAAAGACTTCTTTCATTGTCCTTGACAAACTGTTCAAGAACAAATGAAATTCCAGCTCCTATTGCAAAGATATAAAATAAGAGGTTTAAAAAACCTGCCATTGAAAATAAAAAACTAATCATTAGTTGTTGGTTTGTGATTTTTCATACCGTCATGATTTCCATCATTCGGAAGTTCTCCTGTCATTAAGTATTGTACAGTATCAAGACATCCTTGTAAATAACTTAATTGGTCATTTAGTTTGACCCACTTATCATATGAGTCATCAAGTTTTGCTTGTT